GGCCCGAAAGAAGTTCGCAAACCGCGGATACAAGAAGATCAGCGACACTGAGCTCCAATCTCGAATTAAGCGGTTGGAGCAAGAGAAACGCTATCGGGAGCTCAAGGCCGATCGCCACCTGGTTCGAGGTCGTGAAGTCACTCGATCGATCCTCGAGAACTCTCTGACCAAGGCTGGCACCTATGCCGCAACAAAGGCTATGAAGACTGCCTTCGACAAATCCTTTGATCCCGGCAAGAGCGGTAAGTCCGCCGGCGAAACCCTGAAGAAGGCTGCAGAGAAGGCCAAGGAAGCTGCTGAGGCTGCCTCAGTTGTTGCGGAAGAGGCTAAGGCTGAGTATCGGTCGACTGGCGGACCTACTAAGGTAAAGGGTCCGGCGCTTCCAAAGAGTAAGACTCCAAAGCAGATCGAAAAGCCGAAGTCATACAAGCAGACTAAGCCCTCGCCCAAGAAGAAGCGCTATCCGCGCAACCCTGGGAGCACAGCTAAGTAATGCTCTCGAACACCGCAGTACCAAAATACTACGGACAGTTTCGAGACGCAGTAGTCCGAGGAGAGATTCCAGTATGCGAAGAGATCTCCTGCGAGATGAATCGCATCGATGCTCTGATCGCTAACCCGGAATACTACTACGACGACAAAGCTGTAGAGGGCTTTATCGCTTACTGCGAGAACGAGCTCACACTGTCCGATGGAGCTGACCTCCATTTGCTCGACAGCTTCAAGCTCTGGGCCGAACAGCTCCTTGGCTGGTACTACTTCGAGGATCGCCAGGTCTTCGTTCCCTATGAGGATGGAGTCGGCGGTCGATACGAGACCAAAACAGTAAAGAAGCGCCTTACGATCAAGCAGTATCTGATCGTTGCTCGTGGAGCGGCGAAGTCGATGTACATGTCACTCATCCAGAACTACTTCATGGTGATTGACACTACTACGACGCATCAGATCGCTACGGCTCCGACCATGAAGCAGGCTGAAGAGGTGATGGGCCCATTCCGGACCGCAATCACCCGCGCCAGAGGTCCGCTGTATAAGTTCCTGACTGAGGGATCCATTCAAAATACAACTGGTGCGAGGGCTAACCGCCAGAAACTGGTTGCTACAAAGAAGGGTGTGGAGAACTTCCTCACCGGATCCCTTCTCGAGGTCCGCCCAATGTCCATCGATAAGCTTCAGGGTCTTCGACCCAAGGTTTGCACAGTGGATGAGTGGTTATCCGGAGACATTCGTGAGGACGTCGTCGGTGCACTCGAGCAGGGTGCCTCAAAGATCGATGATCCGGTCATTCTGGCCGTCTCATCCGAGGGAACCATCCGCAATGCGGTGGGTGACACCATGAAGATGGAGTTGCTCAAAATCCTGAAGGGCGAATATATCGCCCCTCACATCTCAATCTTCTACTACCGCCTTGACGACATCAAGGAAGTAGCAGATCCTGCTATGTGGGTGAAAGCCCAGCCGAACATCGGCATCACTGTCTCTTATGATCGGTACCAGCAGGACGTCGAGCGAATGGAACAAGCTCCAGCTGCTCGAAACGACATCCTCGCTAAGAGGTTCGGAATCCCCATGGAGGGATACACCTACTTCTTCACATACGAGGAGACGATCCCGCACAGGAAGAACACCTTCTGGAACATGCAGTGCGCTATGGGCGCCGACTTGTCTCAGGGTGATGACTTCTGTGCGTTCACCTTCCTGTTCCCACTCAGGAATCAGGCTTTCGGCGTAAAGACTCTAGCATACATCTCTGAGCTGACGCTCATGAAATTGCCTGGAGCTCTGCGCCAGAAGTATGACGAGTTCATCCAAGAAGGAAGCCTCCGAGTCATGGAGGGTACCGTCCTGGACATGATGGAGGTCTATGAAGATCTGGACCTCTACATCGATGAACAGAAGTACGACGTCTCGGCGTTCGGGTTCGACCCGTACAATGCCAAGGAGTTCGTAACTCGGTGGGAGCAGGAGAACGGACCGTACGGTATCGAGAAGGTAATTCAGGGTGCTAGAACCGAATCAGTCCCCCTCGGGGAACTGAAGAAGCTGGCCTCGGAGCGCCTTCTCATCTTCGATCAGGAACTCATGTCCTTTACCATGGGGAATTGTGTGACTCTCGAGGATACCAACGGGAACCGGAAGCTACTGAAGAAACGCTCGGAAGAGAAGATCGACTCAGTGGCTGCTCTGATGGATGCCTTCGTGGCATACAAGATCAACAAGGAGGCATTCGAATGAGCGAGGAGGTGAAATGGGTCTTAGTGATCGACTAGCTCACGCATGGAATGCGTTTTCAAAATCCCCGGATAAGAAGAACTTCACCCCGGAGTATGGTTCATGGACATTCGGTAATCCAAACCTGAATTACCGTCCTGTCGTCGGCGACCAGACAATCGTCACGAGCATCTACAACCAGATTGCTATCGATGTATCGAATGTTCCCATTCGGCATGTCAAGACTGACGATAACGGCAACCTCAAGAGCTACTACCGTAGTTACCTTGATGATTGTCTGTCTCTTAGCGCCAACATCGACCAGACCGGTCAGGGATTCTTCCAGGATTTGGTACTCACGCTCTTCGAAGAGGGCGCTGTAGCGATCGTTCCAGTAGACACGGATGTCAGTCCAGACTTGACTCAGGGCTACGACATCAAGTCTATGCGAGTCGGCACAATCCTGAACTGGTATCCTCGCCACGTTCGAGTCGAGGTCTATAACGACCAGACTGGACAGCGAGAACAGCTGACTCTAGAGAAGGAGTTTGTTGCGGTCGTACAGAATCCTCTGTACAGCGTGATGAATGCTCCGAACTCGACACTGCAGCGACTGACGCAGAAGCTCCACCTGTTGGATGCCATCGATAAGCAGTCGGGATCCGGTAAGCTGGACATCATCATTCAGCTTCCGTACGTCGTCAAGACTGAGCTGAAGAAGCAGCAGGCAGAAGCCAGACGCAAGGCTATTGAGGAACAGCTCGCTGGGTCTCAGTACGGTATCGCTTACACCGATGGTGCGGAGCGAATCACCCAGCTGAACCGACCTTCCGAGAACAACCTCATGAGCCAGATTCAGTGGCTCACCACCCAGCTGTACAACCAGCTCGGCATGACTGAGGATGTCTTCACCGGTAAGGCTGATGCTCGACAGATGCTGAACTACCAGAACCGAACGGTTCGTCCAGTTCTGAAAGCGATCACGGACGCCATCACCAGGACTTTCCTCACGAAGACTGCCCGCACGCAGCGACAGCGGATCATGGCGATCGAGGATCCGTTCCTCAACGTCCCGCTTGAGGAGATGTCCAAGCTGGTCGACTCCGTCAAGCGCAACGAGATTGGTACCGCCAATGAGCTTCGTCCGAAGTTCGGCTGGGCCCAGTCTGAAGACGAGACGGCAAACCAGTTGGTGAACTCCAACATCAATCCGATGGGCGAGGAACAGCCGCCTGGCGAAGAGCCGGTCGACGACGTCCCTGCATCGGAGGTACCAATTTCCGAACTGATGGAGAGTAGTCAAAATGGCAGTTAAGTGCGATTTCTCTGGCTACGCCACGAAGAACGATGTTCGGTGCTCGGATAACAAGGTAATCCGGCACGGGGCATTCGCGGCGTACGACGGGAAGACTGTACCTCTGGTCTGGCAGCACAAGCACGGCGACGTCGAGAACGTCCTCGGGCATGCCGACCTTGAGGTTCGCGAGGACGGCGTCTACGCCTACGCCCACCTCAACAACACCGACCGTGGCCGGACCGCTCGAGAGATGGTCAAGAACGGCGACATCAAGGCGATGAGTATCTACGCCACCCACGTTCGGGCTCGGGGCAACGACGTTGTCCACGGCGAGCTCGTTGAGGTGAGCCTGGTGCTACGCGGCGCTAACCCTGGCGCACTCATCGACCAGGTCTCCATCGAGCATGGTGACGACGGCGATGAGATCGAGGCTGTCATCTACACGGATGCACAGCTGGACTTCGTCTCGCACGGTGATGACGTCGAGGACGAGGATGAGGACTTCGAGGCGGAGGAGACGGACGACGTCGAGCACGCTGAGGAGGAGCCGGAGGCCGATGAGGCTGAGGGCGACGAGGACGACCCCACGCTCGGGGAGATCTTCGATGGAATGACCGAGGAGCAGAAGACGGCGGTCTATGCCATCGTCGGGCAGCTCGTCGATTCCGTAGATGAAGAGGCGGAGGAGTCTGAGACCGAAGAGGCCGAAGACACCGCCCATTCCGACACAACTGAGGATACTATGGCTCACAAGAACGTGTTTGAGGGCTCCGCTACCACCGAGGAGCTCCCCGTCCTGACTCACGCCCAGGTCGAGACCATCTTCGAGGACGCTCGCTCCAGCGGCTCCCTGAAGCAGGCCATCCTGGCCCACGCCGACGCTTACGGCATCAAGCAGATCGAGACCCTCTTCCCGGAGGCCAAGGATCTGTGGAACCAGCCGGAGTTCATCAAGCGCAAGACCGATTGGGTTAACTCCGTCGTCGGCGCTGCTAAGCACTCGCCCTTCTCCCGTATTCGTACCCGCTTCGCCGACATCACTGCTGACGAGGCCCGTGCCCGGGGTTACATTAAGGGCAATAAGAAGGAAGACGAGGTCTTCACGTTGCTGCAGCGTGTTACCTCGCCGACCACCATCTACAAGAAGCAGAGGTTGGATAGGGATGACATCCTGGACATCACGGACTTTGATGTCGTCTCCTACATCCGCGGTGAGATGAAGATCATGCTTGAGGAGGAGCTCGGTCGGGCCGTCCTCATTGGCGATGGTCGTCAGGCTTCCTCCAAGGACAAGATCAAGGAGGACTGCATCCGCCCGATCTACAAGGAGGACAGCCTCTACGCTCCTCGCGTCGTCCTTGCTAAGGAGACCACCACCGAGGACGTCCTGGACTCCATTGTCCGCGCTATGGACGACTACGATGGCGCTGGCAACCCCACCTGGTTCGCCGAGCCCCACATGGTCACTGAGATCCTTCTGCTCAAGGACAAGATGGGTCACCGTCTGTTCCGCAGCGTCTCCGAGCTTGCTGACTACGTCGGCGTCTCGAAGATCGTCAAGGTCCCGCTCATGAAGGGCCTGCAGCGGACCTCCACCAAGAACGGTACTGTCGACGCCCTCGGTATCATCGTTAACATGTCCGATTACACCATTGGTGCGGACAAGGGTGGTCAGCTCTTCGCGGCTGAGGACTTCGACATTAGCTTCAACCAGTACCACTACCTGCTGGAGACCCGCCTCTCCGGTGCGCTGACTCACCCGAAGTCAGCCATCATCGTTGAGCGCAAGACCGAGGCCGGTAACGTCGTTCCGGAGCCGTGATAGATGGCCAAATTCTTCGGTGAGATAGGATTTGCCACACAGGTCCAGACCGAGCCGGGAATTTGGGAAGACAAAATAGTCGAGAAGCAGTACTATGGTGATGTGTTTCGTGAAGCACGTCGCTTCGGTGCCAGCGATGAGATTCTGGGGAGTATTAACCTCAGCAACCAGATCAGCATTATCGCTGACGGGTTTCTAACGGATAATATCCAGAATCTAAGATACGTTCGCTGGATGGGGGGACTTTGGAAAATCTCCTATGTGGAGCTGAAGTTCCCCCGTCTGGTTCTTGAGTTGACGGGGGTGTATAATGGACCGACGCCTAGCTCTCCATGAGAAGCTAGTAGAGATCCTCGGGTCAGACAAGGTCTATTACCAACCGCTCCCGTCATTGAAGCTCTCGTATCCGTGCATCGTATACGAGCGGCATCCGGGTGATCCGATGTACGCGGACAACCTCAAGTATATCAAAGCGAACCGGTTCCAGGTTACATTGATTGCCCGGCATCCCGAGGACCCGACACGAACGAAGATCGAGGACCTTTTGTTCAGCCGTCATGAGTCTCGACTCGTAGCGGACAACCTCTATCACGACATCTTCGACATCTACTATTAGGAGATAACATGGCTGCACTTGTCTGGGACAAGACTGGTGAGCGCCGTATTGAGACTGGTGTCGACCACTGCGCACTGTATGTGTACGACCCGGCTCAGAAGACCTACGGCAAGGGCATTGCTTGGAATGGTATCACCGCCATCTCCGAGAAGCCCGAGGGCGCCGAGGCTACTGACCTCTACGCCGACAACATTCTGTACCTCTCGATGCTCTCGGCTGAGAAGCTGAAGGCTACCATCGAGGCTTACACCTACCCTGATGAGTTTGAGAAGTGCGACGGATCTGCTGAACTTACCAAGGGCGTCAAGATCGGTCAGCAGGACCGACTGGCGTTCGGTCTCGTCTACCGCACCAAGATCGGTGACGACGTGGCTGGTCAGGATAAGGGCTACAAGCTCCATGTCCTGTACGGCTGCAAGGCCTCTCCTTCCGAGAAGGGCTACAAGACCGTCAACGACTCTCCCGAGGCGATCTCCTTCTCTTGGGAGCTGTCCACCACGCCGGTCAACGTGTCTGGTGCCAAGCCCACCTCGCTGCTGACCATCTCGTCTCTGGACGTCGACGCCGGTAAGCTGAAGACCCTTGAGGCCAAGCTATTCGGTTCCGACGCGCAGGGTGGAGGCGGGGCTACTGAGCCCAAGCTCCTCCTTCCTGACGAGATCAAGGCCCATTTCGCAGGCTGATATACCACACCGGGGGCTCAGAGACCTAGACTCCTGGGCCCTCGGTGCCTGCAATGCTTATAGTTTCTATCCCGGATCTCGATGGGTTCGATGAGGAGACAGGCACCTTCGTCTCCATGCCTGGCGGAATCCTGCACCTGGAGCACAACCTGGTCGCGCTGTCAAAATGGGAGTCAATCACCCATAAACACCTCATCGGTAACGACAAAGTCACCCCTGAGGAGATGGCCCTCTACATCAAGTGTATGATCACTGATGAAGAGTATGACCCGTCGCTCCTGGATAGGATCCCCCCATCTGAGGTCGATCGTATTAGTGCCTACATGGGCGACACGATGACCGCAACTACCATCCGAGAAACGGGTGGAGAGTCTGGATCTGGCGAGTACACCTCATCTGAGCTAATCTACTACTGGATGATCGCTTGCCAGATCCCCTTTGAGTGTGAGACATGGCACATCAACCGACTACTCACACTCATTCGGGTATGCAACCAAAAGAACCAGCCCGATAAGAAGATGTCCCAGTCCGAGATTATGGAACGGAACCGGGAACTCAACAGAGCCAGGCGAGCGAAGCTTGGTTCGAAGGGATAACAATGATCAGTCACGAAGACATTCCCGAGGAGGCGCTTGCTCCGCAGGCCCACATCGGTACTGATCCAATGGAAGACAAGGACATTCATGTGTCCCAGACTACTGAGGTGATGCAGTGAGCGTTGCACAGCAGGTCCTCGCTCGAGCCGCCGCGAGGATTGGATACTATGCGCCCGACGACCCTCAGCCCGGATCCGAAGCTGGACGATACTGGGCAGCTCGAACTGGTCAGCAGTGGCTTGCTGGACCGTCCGACTCTGTTTGGTGGTGCATGCTCTTCGTCAGCATGTGTCTGGACGAGTGCGGGCAGATTGACGCTATTGGAGGATTCTCCTTTAACACTGACTACACCGTCAACAAGGTCCGCCAGCACCCTGACGCTTACTTCGTATCAGTTTACGACGCCCAGCCCGGAGATGTCGTCATCTACGACTGGGATGGCGGAGGCACGGACCACGTGGGCTTCGTCGAGAAGAACCTTGGCGGCGGCACGCTCCAGACGATCGAGGGCAACACCTCGTCTGGCAGCTACGGCTCTCAGTCTGCTGGGAACGGTGTTTGGCGGCGTGTCCGCAATCAGTCGATCGCTTATGTGATCCGGCCTGCGTATACTGACTCTCCGAGCAACACTGCTCCTGCTGGTCCCGCCGACATCCGCGCTCTGCAGCGTGCAGTCCGGGCTACCCCTGACAACGTCGCCGGGCCGAACACTCGGTCTCGCTGCTACGCGCTTGCCGCGGCCTCTGAGTGGGGCGGGAAGACCTTCCCCTTCGGTGTGGCCTTCACGCAGTCCGTGGTCGGCACTGAGCAGGACGGAGTCTGGGGAGAGGCCTCCGAGGAGGCTCACGACGCGACCGTCGAGGCCGTCCAGGCTGCAGTCGGCGCTGAGGTCGATGGCGTCTACGGCGCTGAGACAAACACCAAGGTGAACGCCCTGCTCGACAGGGCCGAACAGCCGTAGGAGGCTCAAAATGGCAGCGCCATACTGTACTTTAACGGGAACTATTCCCGGAGGAGAGAATGGTCGGGCTCTTGTCCGAATCGTTCCTGACGTGAAGGGCGCTACGGCTACCGTCGAAGGTGCCGCAGTCTCGATGCGCGAGCACATGGTTCGGACAGACCAGGCTGGCGCTGTCAACATCGAGGTGCTGGCTCCGGGCTCTGGAGTAAACCCCTCTGGCGCCTGGACCCACACCATCTACATCGATTCCCCCAAGTTTGACATCGTCAAGCACGTTGCTCTGACTCAGGGTGGAACTATTGACATCATGTCCGCTGACCCCACATCTGAGATCTCCCCGCTTCCGTTCGGTGGTGGAGGTGGCGGAGGGGCTGGTTCGCCTGGCCCAATCGGCCCTCGAGGACCCAAGGGTGATGCTGGTCCCGCTGGACCTCCCGGGCCTAAGGGTGATGCTGGGGAACGTGGACCTGCCGGACCAGACGGCCCTCGAGGGCTTCAGGGTCCCCCTGGACCTGCTGGCGGTGGAGCTGGAGGAACTCCGGTACCTGGCCCCAAGGGTGACGCGGGCCCCGCAGGACCTCCTGGGCCCCAGGGTCCTCCCGGACCTAAGGGCGATCAAGGAATTCAAGGTCCTCCTGGACCCGCTGGCCCTGTAGGAGAGCGTGGTCCCGCTGGTCAGGACGCAGTCACCCCTCAGCTCGACAAGTATCTCACCAAGGACGAGGCGGCTAAGACCTACGGCGAGAAGGCTGATGTCGAAGACGCACTCCGACAGACCAACCCATTCAAGAACGGTGCTCGATACTACTCTCCGGTAACGTACTACTGGCCTGACTACTACCAGGACGGAAAGCCTGGTCAGTTCTCCAAGTGGGCTCAGACCCTTAAGTTCCGGGACAACCTCGGATACGTCATCCTTAATCGCAACAGCGGAGATTGGGAGGCGCAGGAGGTCGACTTCCAGAAGCAGGGAGAACTTGCTCTGGGTGCTGGCGCTAAGAAACTTCTGTTCTATATCAAGACTCAGTATGGCGCGGCAATCCATCCGGATGCTGAGGAGAACCGAGGGGTTCCTAACGCAGCCAAGTTCACCAAGGAGTACATCCTTGAGCAGCTGAAGCGAGCTAAGCACTGGTATGGTGATCTGGTGCAAGGAGTCTTCCTCGATGAGGTCATCAACGGATGGGATGCTCGTAAGGATCGACTTCCGTGGTACAAGGATCTGATTGACACGATCCGCAAGGAGAACGGCCTGGACTTCGTGATTGCCATCAACACTGGATCCAACATCTCTCAGGAGGTGTGTAACCTCGACTTCGATGTCTGCATGATGTTCGAGGGTACGGCGACCAAGTTCCTCCAGGAGGATCCGACCTCGCCGATTCTTCCGGACCACATGAAGGCTTATCCGTCCACTCGATGGTGGGCAGTGGTTCACTCCGTCACTTCGGAGAACTACCAGAAGGTCTTTGATAAGGCGGACAACCTCGCGATCAGCCACCTCTACGTCACCGACGGTTTTCTCGTTGAGGATCCTCAAAATGGTGGTCAA